GCAAGGGATTAATATCATGAAAATCTTTGACCCATTCTCGCAATATCTCACTATTTGACAAGGCTTTCTTGACCTGTGCATACCGTTGTTCTAACGTGCCCTGTGGACGGATACTCTTCCGCCGATGATAGCCATACCACCCCACATGCTGGGCAAGAGGAGCCGTCGTCGCCCATACAATTGACTGAAACCGGAGGAGGCGGCAGAACAACCCATCTTGTTCGCAATCAAACTTGGCCGGAGCGAAATGCGCTCGGCAATACTTCCGCATATCCTGAAAATACGCGGGGCGGCAGTGAGGAAGGATAGACCGCAGTATCTCCCTCCGGAAACACACCCCCAACGAGGCATAGATGCCATGTGTCGTATTCTTGAGGACAGCAATGCTACATCCAAGGGGTTTCATCGTTTGCTGATACCAGTGCCATGCAAAGAAGTCGGGGTGAATCATCACATCGTCTTCGATGAGAAACACGTATCTGGCATCTGTTTCATACGCATCCTTATAGGCCATCAGAATGTTATAGCTGTTCCCGTGAAAGGCATGAGGAGGACGAAGATACGTCTGAATGGATAACTGCGGGAATTTCTCTAAGACTGTCTTAATCTCGGCACGAGGGGGTTGAGGTTGGCCGATATGAGCATCCACGTAGACACGGATCTGGACATGCTGGCTATCTGGACAGGCGGCGAGATAGTCCATGCACAGCCACAGCATCTCCGGACGTTCAAACGTCGGGATGATAACGATATCCTTCACGAGTATGAACCACACCCTTTTATTAGCGTCATTTCAGTAACTCATACAAGGCGTATTGGAAGTCCTGTTCATCTTGGAGGAACTGAGCCCGTGCTCGGTCAGACCATTGCTGGGCCTCAGACGGGGACATCTTCATCACCACATGAATCGCCCGGGCGACGTCGCGTGCCGATACGCTGTGTAAGAGGCCCGCATGGTGCTTTCGTGTTCCTTCACTCCTCACAAGCACCGTGGGCGTCAATTCATTCATCGGAGGCGCATCTGTCGTAATCACAATCTGTCCTGCCCCCAAGGCTTCATGAAGCACATGCCCATAGCCTTCATACGCTGAGGGCATAATCTGACAGAAGTGCGAATTCATCATGAAAGCCAGATGGGTGTTAGTCACGCGAGTAGGCTCAGCTACCAGTGTCAACGGCACCCCAGCAATCTGGCATCCCTCTCGGACGGCTGTGGTGTTTTTGAAATGAGACTTCCCCGCCACATGGAGGTATCGTCGCTCCCGGGGAATATCAGGGTTGTAGAGATCTCTCGCCAGCCAGCCGATATACCGACACCGTGGCCCAAACTTTGGGGCGAAGATGTTGTAACAGTCATGGGTCTTGGCGAGTACCAAATCCCACTGGTAGTCTCCCCACCCTTCAAACCACCATTCGGGGTGAGGCACCACCCACTGCTGCTTGGCCGCTGAGAAGGCCGTAGGAACGACCACCTCCAAAAAGATGTTCACATCCGCAGGCGTGATGAGGAAAGGCTTGGCGTTGAACTGGACGCCTTGGACCGTGTGCCCACGCTTCTCTAGCTCTCGACGGAGTAGTTCATAGTCCTGTTGGAGCCCCACCCCATTGGCGATGTTGCTTATGAGGTTAAAGCGCATGGAAATTCTTTGGGGAGGGCTGTTGGGGGCATTCGTTGGTAGCTGGTCCCGCCCAATGACTTCGGGCACGTCTGTTGGTCATGCACTCGGGCCACCATCAACTGTCGGGCGGGCGCGATGGGCACCAGTCGGTGGGCTTCTCGGAGAGCTTGTCGGTAGAAACGGATATCCTCACCGATTTGCAGCGATTCGAACGGATGGTGCCGCCACCACTCCCGGCGATAACACAAGGAAGTGCCGAGGACATACTGAACGGACGCATGTCGTAACTGCCAGAAGTAACACACCCCATCCCGCTGGTCATAGAACAGCATCGAATGGTAACCAGTCACCACCCCGAACGTACCCAGACGAGTAACCTGATCCGTCACTCGATCAGGCGCGGACCAGTCATCCGAGTCGAAGTGGCAGATGACGTCTCCCGTCGCATGCCGCACACACAGGTTCCGCATATCCCCGGTACGATGTTCACCCATAACCGGGACATACTTGATATTCGGATCAGCAGGGATGAGATAGGCCGTATCATCGTTTCCATTGTCTACGATGATTAATTCTTTCTTCGGGTAAGTTTGTGACTGAAAGCACCGGATGGCGTGCGGGATGTACGCCGCACGGTTCTTGGTAGGAAGGATACAGGAAACTAGCGGGGTTGATGGGGTAGCTGGACTGGTAGTGACCATCTCTGTACCCAGCACACGGCACCGGTTCTCAGAGCCGCTGGGCTCTCGACAACGAAATGCCAAAAGTGTTTCGTGATGTCACTCTTCTTGCCCATGAACTGCAAGCGCATCGCATCGAGATATTCTATCGCTCGGACTTTTTTCTGGCCCGTGCGGTGAATCTCATCGCCCCGCTCCACTAACACGAAACCGAGAATGATCTCACACGAGAGGCCCACGACGGCAGTTGGCCCGGGCTCGGACATGGAGCGCATGCCTTCGTAGATGATACCGACAGCCGGATACGATTTCACACCCTTCAGCACGTCAAGGAGATCGTTCTCGTCATAAGCCACGACCACCTTGCCCGTGAGGTTGACGGGTGGTGCATTCAATTGCAGCAATTTCGTGCTGGCTTCTTCAAGGACGTCGGTGAGTTTGCTCATGGCACCGTGCCTTGTTTCAGCCCAGCGGCCACACGACGGAGAATCACCTTCACCATCATATCCAGATCTTCATCTGCGAAGCCTAAGAACTGCCGCTGTGGGAACCCAATCCCGAACTGATGTTTCTCCGCATAGGGGAAGCCAGTCGGTGACGTGACGTTGGTACCAATCGCTCGGGTGTTGATACTGTCGGCGTACAACTGAATACTACGAAACAATTTACCAGTATCAAACAGAGTGCCGCCACCACGACCACTACGGGCACGACGGAGGGCCGCTTGACTGGGGGGCCATTTGTTCCCAAGTGGATCCGTCTCCACTAAGAAGCGGGCTCGCATCCGGTTGTAGATGACGGCGGCACCTTCATCCAAGATCTTCCGCGTATCGAGAGCGTCCTTCAATCCAGCGATGGATTTCAGGAGTCCCGGCTGGCCTTGCACCGAGACAGTCAGGAGCTTCATATCGACCGGAAGGTAAAGCCCTGTGTGCGGACGTAGGGTTGGAGGAGGAGGTTGGCGTGGTCTGTCAAGGTCACATACTGGTTCTTGGCTTCATCGCTCCGATTGGTGGTCTGCTGAGCGTTGAACACCATCGGGACCAGTGACATGATGGCTTCGTAGAGGGCGTCAGGAAGGGGTTCCTGTGGCACCATAGCAGGCGTCCAGTAGGTCGCTTGGAGGGGAGAGGCGGCTACGGGAGGAATAGCCGTGCAAGTATAGGCGACGTCGTTGTACTGCACCTGTTGACCCGGCTCATACTGCACCGTGTCCGACCAGACGTCCAGACCCTCTATCGAAAGGGGTCGAGTGCCGTCTTCGAAGCCGGTCACACATTGGAGCTTGACGTGATGGTTGCCATACGTCTGGGCATCCACGTAGAGGTAGCCCCGGTTGTGGTCCATCTTCATCAGCGACTGGTCAACCGCCGCGTAGGAGCCTGTGAAGGGACCGTAGATGGCTCCGTCAGACGCTGTGATGACCTGTGGCACGTCTTGACGCACCAACCCACTCGGTACCTCTAGACGGTACAGACCGCCCGGGGAGATGCCTGAGAAGGCTTCTGCGTCTATGAAGTACCCGCAGTTCTGTGCCCGTCTGGCCAGATGCCCGTCAATGATCCGTTCGACATGCAATTGGGCAGCAGCAATCCCTGACGCCACCACATCCTCGATGCCGGTCAGCGTCTTGTCCAACTGCATCCGCAGAATCACATCCTGCGGATCGACAAACAGAGGCATTTGCCGCATGTCAGACCGTGACGTCCCCTTCAGAACCGGCCTGTTCTAGAATGTCGGAGATCTCGCTGTCATCCCCGATCTCGATGCGCTTCTGTTCCTTGGGCGTGACAGGCTCACCGAATTCGTTCATGGGAGGTGTAGGCTGTATGCTGGTCGCATCCACGATGACCGGCTGGGTGGACTGCCGCACCACCGGAGGCCGATACAGCTTCCAGATGGGTCGGTCATGATCCCGTTCGCCCATCAGCACGATGGCATCTTCGTTGCGGAATCGATAGGGCTTGCCTGCTTCAAACTTCCGGTCTTGCCATGTGAAGATCTTGTAGAGCGCCAGTTCCAAGACGGTCGTCTCGTCAGTCGAAGTCTTCTGTCTCTCAGTGCGTAGCGCCATTCGTCACACTCCTTGTGCTGTGCAATCAGTTGCAAAAAATGAGGGGCCGTGACTTGGCCCCTCGTAATTCCGTGGTGAACGGTTGTTACTTCTTCGGAGGCGTGGTGTCGAGCTTCGTCTTCGGCATCGTGGCGGCAGAACCGCTCGGGCTGTACAACGCCTCTTCGGGTGAGTCCTTCCCCCAGTCCACATTCTGCGGGATCTCCTCGTTGCCCCCGGGATCCCCTTCGGCAAACTCGGGAGTCGTCCAGCCAGCCGCACGGAGCTTCTGACCGTACTTCGCCCACTGCTTGAGGGTGACGTAGAGCTTTTCGCCATCCACGTTGGTCATCACGAAGACCTTGGGCGCTTTGCCCCAGCCAGCGGGAGCTTTCTCGCCAGCGGGATCGACGTCAGCCGTGTCCACGCGCTTTGCCTTGGACTCGCCGCTTTCCTGCTCTGTTGCGCGTGCGGATCGAACGGTTTCCGGATGCGACGGAGTGGGCGGCTGGTTCATCTCGGAGTCAGGAGGAACATTCCGTTCCACTTGCTGTTTCTCTTCCCGCTCTTTCCGTTCCCGCTCCAACTGCCGCTCGTTCTCCTGCACTTCTTCCGGAGTCATCGGTGTTCCCGCCCCGACGATCTCTTTCTTCTCTTCGAATTTCTTCTCAAACGATTTCTTTTCTTCGGCCACGTTGCTACCTCCCGGGATACGTGATGCAATTACATAACCAGAAGGCTTACCGGCTTCCCGTGATGCCCGTGTACTTCACCACCGCGTTCGCTTCCTCGATCTGGAAATCGATACGAGCGGTCAGCACGATGATGAACACCCGGGCGCGGATATCCTTGTCGTACTCGATCATGATGTTGCGCTGGATGCCGAAGATCAGGTTCATCGGATCCGTGAACAGGCCGCTGGTGCCCAGCATGAGCGCCACGGGAGTCACCTTCGACCCGTAGACGTACACGGGGAGCATGCCCTGAATCTGGGCATCACCGAGTGCCGTCTGCCGTGCGCCGTACTGATCGCGGATCTCCGTCTCGTTGTCAATCGAGACGAAGTGGCTCATCGCCGCTCGGTTCCGGAGATAGCGGGTGGGCATGGTCTTGAGAGCCTGCTTCACCGCTGCCTTGTCAAAGGCTCCACCGACACTGACCACGTTGGCAGTCGCCATCTTCAGATAGCCGTCCTGCAAGGCCAGATAGGGATCGGCCACGTTCGTGGTGTCGCCCTGAATCGCCAGTTCTTCCAAGTCGAGTGCGGCACGTTCCGCAATCAGGTCCACGATGGTCTGATGCAACCCACCCGCGCCGGTCTGCATCGGCACGTTGATGTTGCCCCGCTCGATGTTGTCTTCCAGCACATCGTACGGAATGTTGACTTCCGCGATGACTTCCTTGGTTTCCAACTGCACCTGTCCAAGGTCAGGCTTCGACCGGAGGTTATCGGGCAGTGGGGTGGCACTTACTGCGGGATGCAGAATGCGCGACCCGAAGCCGATCTTGTTGATCTTCATCTGGGGAGCGCCCATGGCAACCGTTCGGACAGCGGCCAGCAGCGTGGGCTGGTCAATCAGCGTCCGAATGAACCGGTCGGTCTGCTCCGGATTCAGTTTGCCTGCCGTTTCCAGATCACTCAGTGCGAGATCCGCTTTCCGAATGACTTCCTCGTTCGTCATGGACTCTCTCCTCGTTCAAAACGTTGTTGAAAGAACTAAACGGTTCCTACCGGCGACGACGGAGGAAGGCCGTATCGAAGTTACCCGTCCGTGGATCGTCGTCCCTCTTATCCACTCGCATCCGTGAATCCGTGCGCGGACGATCTGCGGGCACAGGGGGCGCACTCACCGTGGACTCCAACGTCTCGTTGAGAGTGTCAGCCTTCTTGACTACCTCGTCAAGCACTTTCTTCTGCTCACCTTGCTCCGTGGCAACCGCCTCGACCTTCGTGCTCAGTGACGTGATGGTGTCCTTGAGCCCAGTCAATGCGGCCAGCACTTCAGCCTTGTAGGTTTCATCCGGAGGCGGCTTCTGGTCGTCTTCCTCGTCAACCGGGGCCATCTCTGCGGGCGGGTGGTCCTTGACGCGCTTCTTCTTGTCGGCCTCGGACTCTTCCTTGATGGACTTGGCGGCGGGATTCTCAGCGGGTGTTTCTCCCGGCTTGACTTCACCCTTCTCCGCTTCCTCACACGAGCACTTCTGAACGATCTCTCGAATCACTTCGTCCAGCTTGAAGCATGCCGAAGGGAGAATGATCATCTGGTCCAGATACGCGGCGTAACTGCCCAGCACCGCTGAGGCATCTTCCTGTGGCGTCTCCGACTTGGACACCATGGTGACCTGTTCGTACAACGCCTCGGTCGCAAGGTTGAGATCAGGGAAGAAGCCCTGCTTCTCGATCATCTCGCCCATCCAGCCCGCTGGCATCTTCAGGCCAGACACGTTGACCAGCAACTGGTCACTCAGACGCACGATCTGAGTCTCCCCAGACTGGGCGGCTTGTGCGAACACGAGCGTTTCACCTTCGTCGGACTTCTGGACGCGCTCCGTAGTGAAACCGTGTGCCTTGATCGCGTCATGAATCTGCGTCCCAGCCGCGTCATCTTTCTGGGCAAAGACCACCAAGGCCGAAACATACGGTTTCCCGGTGCCATCCGACTTGAACACCTTCGTCAGATCAATGCCCATCTTACTCTCCTTGTCACGCTTCAGTACTCGGAAGGGAATGCGGGTGGCGGCTCGATCCACCAGCGAGATATACCGAACGTCGGCATCACGCAACTGCTTCAACTTCATTCGTGCCATGATTTTAACTCACAATGCGGACGTTATCGACAGAGGAAAAGCGGTGCCGATGGCCTGCCGCATCTTGGGTATGAGTGCCTGCCACGATGGAATGAAAATGCCCATTTATGGTATCGGTGATGCCACCCTTGAATTGCCCAAGCGCATCATACGTGACGAAGAATTTGTGCTGATGATCTTCGGACTTACTGGTCATCCCGGTCACAACCGGAGGTATCTCTACCTCGACTTCCATATCATGACGGGTGACCAGAGCTTCCATACTGAACCCGTTGATATCACCCTTCTTAATGGACTCCCACAGGCCCGTGTCAGGGATATGGACGCCAATCACCCATGAACTGGGAAGGAAGCGCGTATCATCGTCTTCAGCGACAAAGGATTCAACAACACTCGCTCCCTTCACCACTTTGTTCCCATGCATCAAGTCAATCTGCCCCATCTTACCGGAGCGAATGAATTGATGGGCCATCTTCCGAATCTCCACAGCCGTCATGTACTCACCCTGTGCATCAGGGCGATTCGGGGCATAAACTTCCCCCATCACTATCTGCAATTCCTCTGATTTGATAACAAGTTTTGATTCTTCTTTCACAGGTGCCTCCAGTTATTTCCGGTTGGAGATACCGCATGAGCAATAGTAGACCGGCTCACTCCAAATTTCTTGGCAAGGGTCCGATAGCTCATAATTTGTGTGAGGCTACGAGCCTCTAACACTTGCACCTCAGTTAGCTTAGCTGTTCCAATCTTTGATCCTATCAACTTGGTGCCGTGCCTAGCACGATCCTCAGACTGCTCAACACAGGTACCCCACACCAAATTATCCAGCTTGTTATTAGCTTTGTTTCCATCCAAATGACGACATTGTTTACCCGGTGGGCATGGACCAACAAACGCAGTCAACACTAAAGCATGAACAGCCACAGTCTTCCTATCAATAACAACTGTTCGATAGTGGTTCTGTGGCTGCACAGTTTGTTTCAACTCTCTACGCTGGTCCCAAGACAACAGTGGTCCTCGCCCGTTCAGTGGACGTGTAGACCACACACAACCGTCTGATGACACCCAGTATCCGGGTGCCACCGAGACGATCTGTTGTTCATCGGACTTCAGGACCAGCATGGTTCCCTCTTACGCGGGCGTCGGAGGTGGCGGCTGCTCCGCTGGGAGCGGGGTCGGCGTCGGAGGAGGCGTTGGTGCAATTGGTTGCTCGGGATGAGGCTGTTCACCCGGCTTACCGGGGCGTCCAGCATCCGGACGATCCCCCGGCTTTCCCGGCAGACCCACATCAGGCTTCGGCTTCTCAGGCTGCGGCATAGGTTCTCCTTAACACGGTATGATACTCCATCTTCTTCACTCCTGCGGCGGGTAACCCGAAGGTCTTTGTCCACTGCTTCGACAGGAGATAGATCTCCGACATGGGAAGATCAATGACCGCAACTTCCATCTCTTTGTCGTTATCGAGATTGCCATCTTCGGCATCGCGGCCAATCGCTGCGGCCCATGTATGATGTCCGTCCACCACATAGCCATCTCGGGACACCGTAATCTTCGATACCTTGGGGTTAAACTCCGGGTTCAACATCATGCCCGCAACTTTGGCCCCTTCCATCTCGGCTTGACTGGCCTTCAGCTTCCGAGCGAGCATCTTGCCATTGGGATCGGTCTTGACTCCACTCGCTTCTAAGTGATCCAGAAACGCTTGGGTCGCATCCACTTCCCCATGCTTCCGTGGGAGTTTGTCCGCTTCACTCCCCGGGACGGGGTTCTTGGACTTGAACTGCGGCATCTCAATACGAGGAATGCCGTGAGGAAATTCTTTGGTCTTGATTTTCTCCGAACAGAACAAGCTCACACCCTTCACGGTAATGGTGCAGGGATCGAAATTGGCCGCTTCTGACTTGTTCTTCTTCGCTTCTATCGCCATCTCCCCGAGCTTCTTGAGGAGGGTATGCACATGCTTGGTGTCTTGAATCTCAACGTTCTCACCCTTCAACACCAGAGCCACGGCTTCTTCGGCGTTATGGACCTTGTGGACAGGCTTCTTCGCTTGTCGGGCTAGCTCAATCTGCATCTGCTTCTGGGAGGGAGACAAGCTCGTAGAAAGGGCCACTCCTTTTCCACTCCGCTTCTTACGGGCGGCATCCATCGCTAAGTCACGTTCTTTACCACTGAGCGCCTTGCCACTCCCACTCCCGCCACTCCCACAATTCGACGCAAAATGTCCCGTATGGCCTGAACCCGTATCATGGCACTTGTTGTATTTGAGAACCGCCGCAAAATCGATCTTCTGTTCTTTCTCTTGGCGTTCCTTGCGTCTCTTGAAACGGCGGGTGTCTCGTGAGGAGTGAGGGCCGGGGGTCTGATGTTCCTTGTTGATGGACTCGTTGTAGCCGATGCTGAAGGTACACACGGCATACGGATCGTAACCCCCACCCTTCGCCTTGACGTGCTGAATACAGCGGTGCCATTTATCCGAATGGATATGGCCTTCGCCTTTCGCCGCCGTCAGACTCGTGAGTCCTGTAGTGAGGGGCATGAGCTTAGGATCGTTTGCCGAGAGCTTTGAATTCTGTCCTTCGTTGCTGTTTGACGAACTGTCTGGCCGCTTCAGCCCGTTGCTTCAACGGTACCTTGCTAATAGCTCGATTCAACGGAGTTTTTGCAGACGACTGAAACACGGCTTGAGCCGATGCCCGTCGTCCCGCGTTACTCAGACTAATCGCCGCAGGATTCACCGCTGGTTTGTAAGGAGAACTGGGGCCACGTCTGGGTTTGAGGGGATGCCCGAACGCATCCTCAGTCGGTGATCCTTCGGTGCCACCTCGGCGCATGTTCATGCCGCCAGAGCCAGCCGAGAAGCGACCGGTTTGAGGATCGTGGTGAGGGTTGTACTTCAGAACGTGGTCATAGACCGGAGGGGAGGGAGATTCTTCGTCAGGATGGCGAAGATTGTAGCGTGACACCAGTCCTGTAAAATGCAACGGCATACCGACTCCCTCACTCGTGCAATTGATTGCACAGAAGATGCAGGTATTTTACAGGACTATACAGAATGCAACAACTATTTTCTGGGGGGTGCAAGAAGTTGCTGGGCGCGATCCGGATCCACGTTGTGCTCGGTCACCAGATGTTGATAGGCTATCGCATTCAGCACCGTGGGATTCGCGGTCAGTGCCGCAATCGGTGGGATATCCTGACGATGAGTGTGGACAAAGGGCTTGGGAATAATCTTCATGACAGATACGCTTTCGCTTGCGCCACCATCATCTCATCCAATAGGTCCAGTGCCCATGTGCCTGTCGTTTCTCCAAACAGCCATTCACCGATGGTCTTCCCCTTGTATCTGAAGGGTAATTCCACCAGAGCCGAAAGCGCCCCCACCGACTTGTCTTGAAGAAGATGGATGATCAATAGACGATCTTCCGGAGCAAAAGACGCCATGACGTCAATCAACGAACCTTCGATTTCCGTCAAGGCAAACTTCCGGAGGCCATCCCATTCCAGTTCATCGGGGAGGAATCCCAACCGGGCATAGTAGGGAGCATTGCCTGCCACCCCTACCGCAATGGACGTCGCTGAGGACTTAATGCCCATCTCGATCAGGGACGAGAACAGGTTCTTCATGAACGCAAGCTCGGCCTTCGGTGTCCCTGCAATCAATTGCGCCTGTGACAGGTAGTAGATGCCCGTAAAAGGGTCCAGAATGGCTCCCAGCTTGAATTCCACCCCCCGGGGGTCCGCGCCACGGACATTGAAGCCAATCGTCCCTGCGTCAAACGTGATGGGATTGGAGCCCACCCCCTTCCCCTTGGTCATGACTTCGCGAGGAGGCATGTTGGAGAGTTTGGACAGCAACTCCACAGGGGTCATGCCGATATGGGCATTCCACAGATCGACTTGTTCCTGTGTCGCCTCAACACCCAGTTCCTTCAGGTCCGCTTGAGTCACCGGCTGAAAGGCTTCCGTGCCCGCTGGGATCGTAGGCACCGTCTCCTTGACTTCGCCAATGCTCGTCTGGATGGCTCGACAGATCGTCCGACAGTGAGGATGGTAGGGTGGAATGTGCAGGCCCCTCTCCGTCAACTCGGCTGGGGTCATCGCCGCAAATTCGGCCAGTGCTTGCTTGGTTTGTTTCGGCCACGGTTGCACCACCCGTAAGTCTTCAGGATTCTGGACGTTCAACACTTCGATGACCTTCCGGCGAGCATCCGGCACGCTAAAGATCTTCCCGTCCACCAACCGACAAAACTTGCTGGTCCGTCCATCAAGGACCGCTGTGAGCTTGTAGCGGGCCATGCCTAACACTTCGGCCTCAGCGGTAAACCCCCATGTGGCCAGCCGACTGGAATTCAGACTGGCAATCATGCGTAGCTGCTCATCCCCTTGCTTGTCGAAGGACACGAAGGGAGTAACATAGCGCCCTGTCGGATCAGCTTTCTTCACCCGTTGAAAAGCATGTTTGCTAAAAGCGTATAACAATCCTTCATTTGGCTCGTGAAATTCTTTCGATACAATAATTTCACGATCCTGTGCCGTAATATCTACCGCTTCCACAACGATAGAATCCTGATACTCAATCCAATCATCCGCAAGCATTTGTGCCTGTGTTTGAGTCAGCGGTTTACCAATTTCTATACCAACGTGTGGCACCACCCGCGCTACACCCAAACTTAACAAGCCAGTCATCGTAAATCCAGCACGCCCAATAGCTCTCTCATGAGGCTGATATTCTCCGGCTTCACTCACGGCTCGCAAACGAGTCCCATCAGGCAATAAAAACGATGTTTCTCGTGGATTAGTTGTTGTTGGAAGAATTTTTTTCAACTGCGCCAAACGATTCGCCGCAAATTGACCTTCTTCATTTCGTGGATGTTTAGCCTCATCCCATTTCTTCGCTTCTTTCACCAGTTGCCGATGCAGGGCACGTACTAACGCTTGTCCAGCGGGCGTCATCTGACCTATCTGGGTGCCCTTCGCCAGCTTCCCGCTCTTTTCAAGATAGGTCTTGAATAAGGTGAGTCCAATTCCGTGGCGTTGATACGCCCGAGCGAGATACACTCCGGAGGCCCCAAATTCATCATCCGCATACCCAATTGCCTTGTCCCCCACAAATGCACCTACGGTATAACTCACCGTAGGTAAGCCTTGGGCTTGCACCTCCTCCGGAGTCAAGGGCACCAGATTCCCGTGGGCATCACGGACCCACTCTTCACCACTATTCAACCAACGCTGTGCAAAGACATTCAGGGCCTCGTAGGCTTCCGAGTCCCGGCCCAAATCAATCCCGGCCATCATCGGAGAGGTGCCGAGTCTCTTGGCTTCCTGTTCATACTCTTCGTAGAGACGTTCTCGTTCTGCGTCCGAAGCGGCTACTGTTCGCTTGTTGTAAACTCTCGGTTCAGCTTGCAATCGGATCTCGACCGTCTGACCATTCACCTCACGAGTCTCAAGCAGTGTCTGGAAATCTTCACGGTGAATGAAGTCCAGTTCCCCAGCTTCATACCGCTCGTAGGCGTTCGATTCGATGTACCCGGTGTTGTGATACTTCAGGAATTCGTCTTCAGACACCGTATGGGCTTGTCCCCGTTGAATAGCGGCTTTCGCAAACTGTCCGTCGTCATCCCGGGGGTGTTGGCTTTCGTCCCATTTTTGTGCAGTTAATTGCACGGGCACATAGACCACTCGCACGTCACTCTTGGCCGTCTTGCTCTCGTAGACGGTGCTCCACCCCTTCCCGTCGAAGTGTTCAATCTTCTTGATCGCTCCTTCTTTTCCTACGGTTGCAATGGACTTAATCCACTCCACAGGAATATCTTGTTCAAATCGGTACGACCCCTCATCATCTTCTTCGTCTTCCAGCGCATACTTGTCCCAATGCTCAACTGGAATCTCGACTTTGACAATGGCATAGCTGCCTTCGTAGAATCCCCGACTTGGCCCAACCGTAATTTTCTCAGCCCCGTGATACAGGCCGTAGTAGTGGGCACGACGTTCACTGGTCGTGACAAAGATAGACTTCGGGCGGTCCCCACGCACATCCACATTTTTTGAAGCTAGTAACCCGTGCGCTTTGATGCTTTCAATCGTGGTCGTAGTGGTGCCGTGGAACGATTCACTGAACTGACCCTGTTCATCTCGGGGATGCTTGCTTGCGTCCCACTTCTGCCCCATCGCCTTCCGCACGATGCCATACTTCTTGTCGTAGGCATGCATATAGGCAAGAGCTTCTTCCGTTCCAATCATCAACCGGTAGATCGGCACCGTCGCTTCGGGGACGTCCACGGCAAATGCCGCCATCGTCCCCCAGTGGTGATGCCCGTCCAGCACACGGTCTTCATCGGACACAAGAAGCGGTGGAAACCCTCGGTCATCCTCTCCCCGATCAAACCGATCCAGCATCTCCCCCACTTGCTTCGCGGACACTTCTTTCTGGGTGGGCTTCAGCGTGAGAGGGTCCACCGACTCTTCCACAATCTTGACGCCTGCCTCCTCCATCTCTTGGAGGAACTGGGCTCGATGCTTCCGGGGAATCTGTGGCATTTCATCCCGGGCAATGCCAAGTCCTTCACCACCGAAGATCCGCATCCCCTCCACATGCACATGCGTGAGGTTCGGGGGATCCAGACCTTCCGGCACCTTCCGTGCTTCATCTAGGAAAGCACGGACATCCTCACGGGCGATGTTGACCTTCTCCCCATTGAGCACCGATTTGACGGCATCACTCGGAGCAAAGAGAGTGGTCGCAAACTCACCACCGTGAGACGTGCCAGACGGTTGCCGCCGACGCTTCCCCTCATCCCACTGTTTCTTCTGAGCCATCCCGAAGGGAATGGTTTCTTTCACCCCAGATTGATGACTGATGGTGATGCCTTGCACCACAAACGATCCATGCAGAAACAGGTCGTGATACTTCTCTGCGGCCTCCGGTTTACAGTACGCCAGTGTGCAGTGTGGTTTGTAAACCGGGAAGGACTTCTCCTTGAAGTCGGCGTGCTTGCCGATCTCCGCTTCGATAGCTCTCAGGTCTGGACTAATAATCTGCGCGACCACGGGCACGGCTCCGTCACTGTGCTCGCTAACGGGGAACAGTTCCACAGGCCCAATGTAGGCTTCGAACGATGTCTGAGCCGCAAGGAACGACCGGAGAGCATCGAGATCGTCATTCAACAGGCCATACCGCACAGTAATATGGTTGGGGTCCACGTCCTTGCCTGCGGCCATCAAATCATTGTCTGCGATCTCAGCCCGGGCGGCATTGAGGGTAGCAGCGGCAGAACTATGTGGTGAAATCGCAATCTGGGTATTGCCGTACTCGTGCTCTTGTTTCTGGGCCACCATTTTCGCCCGAGAGCGAATACGGGCATTCACCTGTACAATCACTTCGCCTTCGTCTACACCCGTCACTAACCCGGTCGGTTTCAAGGCGAGGGCTTTATCTTCTTCATACAACACAATCTTGAAGACATTTTCCCCGAACAGGGACACGTACTCCGGATTCGTAGAAAACGACGCTGGACCATCTCCCACTGTGTCCCGATTGGTGCCCCGATAGAGCACCGTTCCCGTAGGGGGCCGAAGATGTGCTAAGGCTCCACCCGGGCCTGTTTGATCCAAGATGGGACGCATAGCTTCCCGGTGTTCCGGTTGCATATTGGAATGATGATGTTGCCATGTTTGCAGCGTGACCTGCTCATCGGCGGTTAGCCCTCTTCCTCCTCCTGTGAACTGTCCCTCGGCATCTCGGGGGTGCTGAGACTCATCCCATGCGTGCTTGACCGTAGACAGATAGCCATGTCTCTTGGCATGTGCAATAGACTCTTCGTCCATCGAGACAGGAATATTGGCAACTCCGTGGTCACGAAGCCACGCATACCGATGCCGTCCGTTGGTAAAGCCGACTTTGCCGTTCGCATTGATCGTGACTTCGGAAGACTCAATCGAATCGTGCTCCGCGATGAAGTCTCCGAAGCGGGTATACCGATCATGGATGGCGTTCGGGCCTCCACCCTCACTGAGATAGAACCCTGTCTCTCGTTGGAAGGCGGTATCAAACGCGGCGGTATCAATCGATACCAGCTTCTCTCCGGACAGGGCGGCTCGTCTGGGCTTAACCACCTCAATGTCACGACCGTTGACCGTGACAGAGGCTTTCTCGGTGAATTTGCCCCCCTTTCCACGGGGGTGCTTCGTCCAATCCCACTTGGCAATTGATTGCACAGATGAGCGGAGGATAGCTCCGTACACGGTCAGTCCTTGACCAACTTGATCCACATATAGCCACGGAATTCCAGCTTCAACGTCCGGAAGAACGTCGCGGGTGTCGAGTGTCGCCACATGAAGTCAATGTCCTTCTTGAGACGGGGAGACAGGGGCTCTCGTTCTTTCACGTCCACCTGTCCATTGACCACTCGGATCTCAGCCACCACTCGTTCCGTATCAGGGATGGAATCCCACAATTCCGCATGCATAACACTTTACCTCGTCAATAGTTTACCATGAAAGTGGCAATTTGTCAATACATGAGACTCTGCTGAGCCCATAGAGTCCGTAATCCCTCAGACGTCTTCATGGCCTCTTTCAAGTTATTGATACGCCCTAAGAACGCCTCACGCTCGGAGCGATTCATCCCCGGGTGCCGATCCATCAGGGCCTTCCAGTCGGTCTTCTCCAAGGCTACACTGATGTTCGTGCGCTGCTCATCCGTGATTTTACCGTCACTTCGCCACTCTTGCACAAGCTCTGACCGGAAGGTAAACCCATCTGGCGTAGCTGACGCGGGCATGCTATAGCCGTTGTCAATCATGATCACGCGATCATGACCATCGAACAGGATGTTATTGCCGTGACGATCCATCGTACCAAGGGCATAATCCAAGACAGCGGCTCTCGCCCCGTCTTCGTCACTGAGCCTGCCGTTTCTGTGGCCCGTCTTCCAGTGCTGAAGCGAACCGCCGTGGGGATGAGGAGCCTCGGGATTCCTCGGGCCACCTCCACCTCCACCTCCACCACTCTCATAGCCGTTGTCTTGCTTCCACGAGTCAAACGACTTCACCATGCTGTCCATGGCGCTTTGGATCAACTGGTTTTCGGTGTCTTGGTGTTCTTCCATCCAGTCGTCACGGTCGAGATGGTCTTTGGCCTTGTCCTCGTCTACCTCACCCAGTTCTTGATAGCCTTCTTTCAACTTCTCACGAATGATCTCGCGAACTTTGGCTCTTTCGTCTGACGTCAACTCCCCGTCAACATTGACCTCGGCTTCGTCCAACACCTCAATCGGATCAAGGACGCCTGCATTCACTTGTCGCTGGAAGGAGACTTGTGACCCCATCGGAAGCTTGGGGTGTTCCCGAAGCATCGAGTCCGATCCATAGGGACTGGTATCGGGGAAATTTTCGACTTCCTCATTCCAAATTTCCGCTAATTCCTCAGCCCGTTTTCCAATGTTATCGGCGTGGTCCTGCTGGTCTTCGTTCCACTTCTCTGCCATTTGCTCGCCAGCCCGTTCAAAGGCATCGTCTTGCACCTTTTCTCGGGCTTCGTCTTCGTATTCACCGTACATCGCCCGTAGTTCATCGTCATCCCAGATGACTTCATCATCATCGTCATCGGGACTGACCTGACCAATATCTACACCTTCGACGTTCTCACGGAGCACCGTTTCAGGGACCGGGTTATCCGCCCCGAACAGTTGGTCCCCGACCTGAAATGCGAAGGCTTCCCGGCCCGCCAGTGGGAATTTCCTGTTGACGACGTAATCACTGATATCGCTGTTGGCGAAGCCTCCTCCACCACGTCTGCCCCAGTTCTCCCCGATTTCTGGTTTGTAGATGGCGACCGTGCCATCTTCCATCGTGACTTTGAACGTGGTGTTCGACGTGCCGCCAAACTTCTTGGCGTCACTGACACTGCCACTTTCCAATTCTTTTAACTCGGGAGTGGGATTCCGGACGTCGGCTGATGAAGGAGAAGAAACCCGTCTCTCTGCGGTCGCTAATGAGGCTTCGGCGCGAGGCATCCCGATAGCCCGGGGCTGATTTGCAAACCCTTCCCCATGCGGAGCATCCAAAATGTCCACATACCGGGCTTCTCCCATGTTACGTTCCATGCCCGGTGACTCAGATCGAATTCCCCAATTTCCAATATTGGTGCCACCTGCTCCTGCACTCACCCCCTTCACCCACCGGCCACCTGTGTGGGTACCCTTGGGGCCACGGGGTTGATTCCGGTTCCACTTGAGCACCACCTGAAACGGCGGTTGACGCTTCTTGAGAAGCGCCTTGACCTGTGCAATCAATTGCCGCGTGACCTTGATGCTCATGATGGTCCTAATTTTACTTGGGTTTCTTCAGAAACACCACGGACGTCTCACCCTCTTCTTCGGGCAACGGATCGTCCGGTAAATCATCCGTCCACGACGTGTCCAAGGGCTTTCCTGACGCCCGTTCCTGTGCGAGATGTTCTCGCAACGCCTTGCGGTGCTGTTCTTCAAGATCCGATGATTGAGTCATAGCTATGCGCTCCCTCGCGTTCCATCACTGATACTGACACTTTTGCCACTCTTCGACGGTTATACAGCCCGTCGTCTCGTAGCTTCTTACTGATAACTGCCGTAGCGTGCTGGTGTGCCTCGGCTTCGCCGCCCCACTGTGGCACAGACACCATTCGAAGAATCGTCTTCCCATCCCGTTTCATCCACGTCCAGCCCTTGATCCCATTATCCACCAGTGTCTGATGGACATGCTCACGAGTAGTTGGTGTAACCCCACCTTCAAATGACAACTCGACCGCTGGTTGACAGTCTTCGCCTTCACACTTGTTCAGAATCAACACGGCATCCTGATTGAACAACTTAGCCGTCCGTGCCACGAGCTTGCGGGCCTCACCGTTCCCTCGGTAGTAGATCTGCCACATGGACTCTGATCCACCTTCCCAACCGCCCACCCCGGGCTTCACCGAGACACGCGACACCCCGGGCAGAGCCTCTAGTTGGGCGTGAAACTCCCGCATGTGCTGGAAAACTTCTTTGTTAGCTTGATGTCCCGGCTCTCCGGCAGGCCGCTGGCTGGTCATCGCCACCCGGGTAAACTGACCCTCTTGGTCCCGGGGGTGCTTTTGCTCGTCCCATTTTACCACAGGTTCTGACAACACGGTAAAAAAGGCCGAACTACCGTTGTCAAACAGCACTCGCGCCATCGTGGCCTGCTCCGGGGGGACCGGATGCCACTTGTTGTCTAGGTAGACAACGGTTCCCGACTTCCCGTTAATCGTGATGGGCTCGGGGATCATGCGCGTGCCCGCTGTTGCTTCCCGTACCAGTAGTGCATAGCCTGTGTCAGCTTCACCCACGGAGACAACGGCTGGGGCGCTTGATCGGGAAGATGCCACGAGCTTGGGTAGGTAATATACCGCGTCACTTCCGCAATCGTTTCGTTAATGGCTATCTCGTAGGTGCCTCTGCCTCTGATCGCAATCGCTTCTTTCGCCCAATACGACTTGGCATACTGGCTATGCCCATTCTCGTTCACCATACGTTCGGAAATGCCGGAGAAGATTTCGCCATCGGACATCTGAGCGAGGACCGCAGACGCCGGGAATTCCCTCACCATCTCAACCCAGTATTCGGGCTTCAACTTTCTCATCCAATTCGTTGCGGCTCCTTTATCAAACCGTTCATGAAACCAATCGGTATACTTGTCACTATCGTGCGGGTCAATCGCTTTGGTAAGGTACCGTTGAAACTCCGCATCCGCTTCTTTTTTCAACGTGTGATAAATGGCGTGCGAGATCTCATGGGCCACGATGCCCTTCACCCCGGGTGCATTACCATAGTGGATATTGCCCGCGTTTAGTTCAATCCGTCCCGTGCTCGGCGTGTAATGACCCGCCTCGGTGAAGCGTTTCTCCCCTACAATAAATTCTTCTGCGTCCTTATACACCACATCGATAATCGACGGATCAATCTTCAGGTGCTTGGCCACCTGTGTGGCGAGGTTCGTCACCACTTCCTTCGCCATCGCTGGTTGCTGGGCCTTCAGGTCGATTTCCGCCTGATTCATGGCCTTCGCGGCGGCTGTGCGCTTGTCGAGAGAGACATAGTATTCCGGAGAGGTATACAGCTTGGTTTCCAGTGCGGCCATGGCGTCCATATCCGCGCCCGTGTCCGCGAGATCCAATAGCTGCTTATCAAAGCCTTCGATATACTTGCGGTGCTCCTCTTTGGCGTCCATGTAGAGATCGGTCACCTCCATGAGGGTGTCATTGAGCTTGACCCACTTGGCACGTTCAGGGCCACCTCCTCCTTCCAGCTTCAGTTCAGTGAGGTTGCTCTCGATTCGTCGCTTGATCTCTCCACTGGATGCGAACTGCCCTTCCTTGTCACGGGGATGCTTGGCTTCTTCCCACTTCGTGATACGTGGATCGTTCGGATCAAACGTCCCTCGATTACCGATGGCTGATTTGATCTGCTTTGGATCGAAGACCACATAGATGTTTCCCTCCCACGGGAAGGGAGTATAGTATTTCTCGTCTGAGAAATTTCGGAAAATCACCCCATCATGGCCCTTCGCCCGGGCGAGTCGGATAGCCCATCCCCGCACTTGATCGACATGAATAGGCATCCCTTTTTCTTTTTCTTTGATGCCTCTCCTAATTTCTGGGTCTTCTGAATCCACAATCAGCGGGTTCTCCATCTTGAGGAAAACAGGAATAGCTCTGGGCCGCTCATCACGACGCCCAGACATATAATCCCCAACCACAGCCTTGTCCGCAAAATAGATCCCGTCTTTCCGTGGAGATTCTTCAAACGCTTCAAAATCTTCCCTCGTCACGGTGCCGTGATACACCACTTCCGGACGTCCTTGCTCATCCACCACCTTCGAATTACCAAACCACGCCTTAAATGCAGCAGTTCCTGTCTGTGACCAGCGACCTTTCTCATCACGAAGTTGACTAGGATCAAACTTTAGGGCCTTGGTCTTCGCTTCGTCTTCTGCAATCAATTGCAAAGCTTCGGCCTGCACCTGTGCCGTAGCCGATAGCTCCAAGTATTGGAGCATATTGTTCGTAACTTGCTTCAGGAAAGTATCGAACGTACCAATACCAACGAAACTCGGCTTCCCCTTCTTGACCGTGCTGGCACCAAACACCGCACACGAGAGGAGCATGTACTGAATCCACTCACGGTTCTCGGTGCCCACCTCGGTCATGTCGAGATCGGGCACCAGACGGCGAGCTTCATTCCAGTTGTGATCGAGACAGGCTTGGGTAATCTTGGCGTACAGCGGGGCAGACTGCTGCTGCCATGACCGTTGGAGACGACGGGCAAAGGCCCGCTCCAACAGCAGATAAGTCCGAAGGTCTATCGTCTTCGCCATTAGCCCACGGGTGGGGGTTTGGTGGGTTCCTGTTTGCCTTCGTCCAGTTCACCCTTGGGGGGTGTGGACGTAGACTCCACCAGACGGAAGTCATCCGCTTGGAACGTGGCTTCGCCGTTTGGATTCGCCACCACCAAACCCCGCTGCTCTAGTGGCTGGTAGCCCTTCTCATGGGCCTCTACGACCAACAGCCCGCCTTGGGTGGGGCTATTCGGGGGGATCTGGAAGTGATAGCCGTTCGGACGTCCGTGGGCTCCGACAGGGCCGTAACCAATGACCGTCAGGCCATCATCCAGCCGTAGCTGGGCATTGACGTTCTTGGGGGTGAAGTAGAGGTACAGTTCATTCATTTGTTCTTCTCCCGAATTTCCCACAGCGCCCACCACAACAACAAAACAAGACCAACAATTGCCCCAATACCGTAGATCATGGTCGTGTCGCTGCAATGATCGTGGACAAGTCCGCGTCATCGGAACCGAACATATGGATCGCTAACAGGCTGTTGAACGCTCGGGCATCATCGGGGTGCAGCGTCTCAATCTCTTGGTTGATCTCTGCGGCCCGCTCAGCCGTCAGTTCCTGCTTGATGGCTAAGGACGGCAAGAGGCCCTGATACGCGGCGTAGTCCTGCACCAGTGTCAGCAACTCGGACGCGGCCTTGCGCTCTCGTGGCTTGGCCTTGATGGTCTGCCCCGGTTTGGGCTTGGGATGCATCTCGTCTCCCGGCTTGAGGACCACATGCGTCTCCTCTTTCTCCGGCTCTGGGGGCGGCTCGGGCTTCACCCCCGGCTTCACTTCGGCCATGGCCGCTGGGAGCTTCCCTGAGTCCATCTCGTCAGCCGTAGGCGTATTCTTCAGCGGCACGTTGCCCGGTCCCACACCCTGTGCCGGGACTTCCGCCATCTCCAAGGCCATGTTGCCCACCGTGTTCATTTCCTTCAGGAAACTCTCACGAGTCGCGACCGTCATCGATAGCTCAAGGCCCTTCAACTGGGTCGTCACATCCTTCAGGGTGATCGGCTTCGACTTGTACTTGAGCGTCTTGAGTTTCAGTTCTTTGATGATGGTCTTGTTCATCACCTCATCAAATTCAGTGCGCTCGGGAAGAAACACCTGAGCCTCGGCCACCATATAACTGGTCTGGGCTGTGGCAAAGTTATAATCAACGGCCTTGCCGAGAAACAGGGGCGGCAGACGAAACCCGATCCGGACGTGCTCCTCCGTCGATTCATCGTACTGGGTGAACATCGCATCTTGCGACTGGGCCGAACCAAACCGTTCGACCTTGACGTCCACCTTGCCTGCGGCATCAAGTGAACCACTGGATGATTGGACTTCAACGACTACTGCACGGTTCTTGTTCTTGTTCAGGCCGGAGAGATACATCCGTAACTGGTCGCTCGTGTCCTTGATCAGCGTGCCACCTTGAATGAACACAATCGCGGGTGGCAGTCCACCGGCATCCAAGAATTGCAGGTTCTGTTCCTCAGCGGCTCGGGAGCCCACCACGGACGGTAACTGATTGATCCACCGGGGCAAGAAGTACGGGGTAGTCACATCCGGATTGATGCCGAAGATTAGTAGCTCGGACCCTCGCTTCTCCGGGGGTACTTTCAGGTCATCTGACTCCCAATCCCCGGTATCTCGGTTCACTTCTCGCGACGTGCCAAACTCCCGGTAGTACACTTGCTGCTTCAGGGCCACCGTCTGGGCGAATCGTCGCTCTCGCTCCCACAACGTCAACTCAACTTCCTTGCCATCCCGCTCAATCTTCTTCTTCACTTGGATGGGCATATCCAACTTCACCATCCGGATGTGCGCCGTCTCCACGCTCCGCAGACCCACCACGTCACCTTTGATGTTCCGAAGGACTTCCACGAACCCATACCCCACCGACTCCATCTGACGCCGGAGGCGACGACGGATAGACGTCATGGAGACATTAGGATAAGGCTCATCGAAAAAGGCTTTGGCGATCTTCTCTTCTTCCTTGTCGATATCTTTATCCTCATCCACCGGGACAAACTCATGCCCGGTACCATCGATGTTCACTTCCATCGCTTCGATGCACTGGTTGAGGATGTTGTTGGTCTGGACCAAATTGAGGAGGATGTTCGGTTCGAACGGCGGCATCAGGAACAGATTGTTCTGCTGCCCCACCGAGAAGTACAGGCTGGACCACTCGTCTTCTAATTCAACCGCCGAGTGTGCCATGACCAACCACGTTTCATTCTTGATGACTTTCTGAATGAACGTGATCTTCGACTCGGGCCGCTCGGGTTTGGTGGTGCCACCGTCAAGCAGTTTCAGCATACCGTTCCTTGACAAAGGAGGAGTCTGGCAGGTTCTGAATGGTGACCAGTGTACGGATCTTTGCACTCAATTGCAAACAAATTTTCAAGGGTCAACAAAGGAAAAGGCCGGAATCTACTCCCGGCCTTTCCTGACAAACTCACTCTCATGGATGGAAACATTCGCAGGAGATGGTTCGCGCCATTCTATCGGGACTCTCTGAGAACTGCGGCTCGTTCACACTCAGCGGTACCCTCGTATTACTCGACTCACTGCCTGAACACGGTACGTTCTCGTGGAACGGTTCATTCGAAGAAGACGATACTCTCAAGGGGACCGACTCACTCAGGCCGTTCGTGACTCTCCTCGTTCTCTTGGATCACTCGTCACGGTTCGCTACGAGCCAGCGGTTCTCTCCCTGTGTACGGCTCGCTATGCAGCTATGGTACTCGCATGATGCGCGGCTCGCTCTTGGCAAGCGGTTCTCTCGTGGATTTCGACTCACTCACCTTACTCGGTGCCACACTTGCTTCTGGATTCACTCTCATCCTTCGGAACACCTCAAGACCGCTGGTTTCACTCGGACACTACAAGACGTTCATCATTCGTGGTTCCACCACTCTTCATCTCACGGTGCAGACGACCCCTCTCGGTTCGCTACCCACACTCGGAACACTCTCCACTACAGGCTCACTCTCCATTCAACGGTGCGCTCCACCTTCTAGGTTCGTTCCACATCTAACGGTACGCTTCTGCCTTCTCGACTCGCACCCGAAGTCCGATCCCCTCTGAGATACGGGCTCGCTCAGGACACTCGATACAGTCTTACAACGCGGCTCACTCGCATCCCACGATACGTTCGTCGCTTGTTGGCTCGTTCTCGCTTCTCGATGCCCTCTGATAACCTGACTCGTTCTCGTCCCTCGATACTCACGTTGGCGGTGACTCGCTCCCACCAGATGGTACGCTCCACTGGATGTGGCTCACTCAATCACATCGATACTGTTCTTGATCCCGGTTCGTCCGACAATCGGCACCCTCTCCTCACGCGACTCGTTCATGGTGCTCGGTACTGTCTGGCTCTGTGACTCATTCAGAGAGCACGGTACTCACCTTGACGTAGATTCGCTCCCTACCTTCGATACCTTCGTTGACAGTGACTCACTCCCGACCCTCGGTGCTCTTCTTTGACACGGCTCGCTCACCAGTCTCGATACCCTCTTAGTCATAGGACTCGCGCAGTCATCACGAGACGTTCTTCAAGAGTCGGCTCACTCTAGTGCTGCGATGCTATCCTCGTAGTTGGTTCGTTCGTCATCTGCGGTACACACGGAGTATACGACTCGTTCATCAGGTACGGCACGTTCCAAATACGTGACTCGCTCTCATCTATCGGTTCTATCCCTTTCGTGGGCTCGCTTCGACATCTCGGTACTTAGCTTGTGTTTCGGCTCGCTCCCTGCATCCGGTTCACTCACCGGTCTGGCTCACTCCATGTCTACGAGACAATCTCTATGGTCGGTTCACTCTACTCTCTCGTGACGATCTACTCCGGGTTCACTCATACGAGAGGATAACCTCTTGTGGGTCGGCTCACTCGGCGGGGTCGGTACATCTCAGGCGGGATGGTTCGCTCCACTCATTCGGTGCCTGCATGTAACACGGCTCACTCCAACAATACGTTGCGCTCAGTTAACGTGGTTCGTTCCCTCAATACGGTACGCTCTCACTGCTAACGACTCACACCAGTGACTTGAGACTATCGAGATCTCCGGTTCGCTGCCCAGTTGGTACACTCGATTCTTCGGCTCACTCGCCATTTACGACACGTTCTTCTGCGGAGGATCACTCGCAATCCGAGATACTTTCTGGTACTTCGGTTCGTGCAGGAATCACGGTACGTTCTGGTAAATAAACTCACTCACAACCCACGGCACCCTCTTCGTGTGAGGTTCACTCGTTCATCCCGGCACTCTCCTCAAGGCGGGTTCACTCCTCGTATAGGACGCTCTCGCTGTCCTTGGTTCCCGTAACCCCTCATCTTCCTTGGTTCGTTCGCATGTCCCGGTACGATTCTTTACTCACGACTCGTTCATCTGGTTCGGTACGCTCCGAGTTGGAAACTCACTCCGCTATCATGGCACTCTTAACCTCAGCGGCTCGCTCACGGATCACGATACGTTTTCGGTGGGTGGCTCGTTCGTTCGTTCCGGTGCTCTCATGGCCATTGACTCGCTCAACGCCATCGATACGCTCGATCTGGCTGGCTCACTCTCATCTCCTCCCGGTACTCTTCCGGTCTACGGCTCACTCAGTCGTCTCGATACGATCTCGCTAGTTGGCTCACTCAACCCACTCGATACGGTCGAAACTCCCGGTTACTTCTTTTTCACATCACCAAAAGGCCACAGAGGTACCTGAATCATGTGCGCGTGGCCCAGATGTTCCAACACGTAGGGCTTCGGCGGCATCTCCCCATACCGATGGTAGAACGCCACCGTATGCCAGTGGGAGAGGAAAATCTTGACCGCGTATCGCTGCGCTCGGAGGTGGATACGTGCCTGCGGCAACAGACCTTCCTCGTATGCGGCCTTGGTCTTGGTGTCCCGTCGCCAGTTCTTCTGGGTGAGAGCCGCTGCGGCCTGATCCGCGAAGTCGTGGTTGGCGTTCTTGGCTTCTTCCTGTGCCTTGCGGGCCACATAGAGCTTGCCGTAGAAATCATCCTTGTGGGACTGCTGCTTGGTGAAGCTCTCCCCGATGATCCAGCACAGACGCTTCAGGGCTCCGTTCCACGGGCGCTTCTGGCCTTCCTTCCACTGCACCGTGGGATCGAGTCCTGCAAACCGCCAGATGTGGCCCACCGTAGCAATCTGCTGCCGCTGGCACTCAGGGCCATGAGGCTCCTTCTCCGTGCATGCCTTCTTCACCTTGGCATCGTAGAACGGGGATCCGACCTTCACCTGTTGACAGCGCCACGGCTCCATGTCGATATGCGCCAACAGACCGGCTGAGATGACCGGGCCGATGCCTACGATGGATTCCGCCCACTTCCCCACCGGGTGACTCTTGCTGTACGTCCCAAGAGCACTCTTGATGTTGCGCTCCAACGTCGCCGTGTTCTCCGAGAACCACCCCAACAAGGCATTGGGTTCTCCGGCCTCTGCCAGCGTACGCCCCTGATGATCCGCCCGAATGCGGTCCCGCTGCATGATGTAATAGGCGTCCACGAGAAACCGGGCTTCCGTCGCCGTCAGCGTGGCTGCGGCCTTCTTCAAATCACGATTCAATCGTTGAATCGGTTCCAACTGTTCGTCGTCCATCTCTCCTCCTTGAGAATACCGAATCTCTACTCTACCACAGGATCTACGTCGTTCGGCCACGGTGTCGTCCCGTAGGGCTCCACCCGCTCCACATACTCTATCGGCTCACGCTTCGGCTTCCGTGGCACCCGTGAGGTTTTTTCCTTTCGCTTCATCCCTCTTCTCTCCTCCCCATTGCTGGGTAAACAAGTCTTCATGAATCTCGCCATACATTCTCGCGGCTTCGGTCAACGTCCGTCGTGTGGGCTCGGCATGATTGGTGAGTGTCGAGTGTCCATGGACGTTCTTCGATTCCACCGAGATCTTGACGACATAGTTCTTGGATTCAAACTGTCGCTCAATTTTCATTGCTCCTCCCACACCCCACCAAAAGGTAACAGGAACACGTCTTTCTGAGCATCAGTGTAACTGCCGGACATATCTTTCCACGTCCACCCAAATTCCTCCGACCAGTATTTGGGCTGGCCCCGAAGATCAACCTCTTTCAGGCTTCGGATCTTCCACACGGGCGTTCTCCTTGCACTTGATTGCAGGCAGGATCAACCGTCTTGTATGCGCGTACTGAACGGTCTGGGTCTTCGGAGGATTACCGAGTGTCAACCGACCAGTATGAGCGTATTGAATAGTCTGCTGGCTCATGAGACATCATCCACAGCGGCTTGGAGGCGATTTTGTTTCTGGTTCAATTCCACTTCTTCTGCCAGACTGGACACTCGTGCTTCCAGAAACATATCCGGAAGAGCATCCTTCACCGTATCTAACAGCACATTCAGCTTCTGTACTCGCTGTTCAATCTGCTGAAGCCGTTCGATCTCCGTGACGAAGCTCTCTAGCAGTTTGTAGGCCGCGTAGATGTCCTTGCCGTAGATCGTGCCGCTTGTCCACAAGGGGCCGTCAGTCCCCGGCGGTAACTGCACCGGCTCGCCCTTCCCCTCGGCCAAAATAGCCTTCGCCCGTCTCAGATCGTCTTCAATCGTGTCGTAGTATGGCATGGTTCTGTTCTCTCTCGGCACAGAGCAATATACTCCGGCACCCACGGACCAAAATGATTCGTCTGGTAGTTCAACCACAAGGCTTCATGGAACGTATAGACCGTAAACTTTTGCACACGCATCAGTTGATAATACTCGGCTCGGTCAATACCCCACCAAATCTTCGTACCGTTCAGGAGTCCCGACTGATACACACGGTCTTCGATATCATCTTCCACCCATGCATGAGCATAGGGTTTCCCCTGCTCTAGCTGCCCTTCAGGAATGAGACAGATCCCATGCACAATGGATTGTCGCATCGCTAGTGCATGATTCGTTCGATAGACATGATCTTGCTGGTCTAACACGTCATCAAAACACGTACCCGTGGGGTGGACAGTCATCGGCACTCCATTGACTACGGCATCATATCTTCAGGTTGAACTATTTGTCAAGCGGTCTTTTGAACTTTTTCAACTCGCCCCAGTTCTTACCCACCTTCGCATCCGCCACGAAGGTCAGTTGTGGGGACCACCCCACCTTGTGGAAGGGTAGCTGCTCCATCTGGTCCAGCATTTGGGGCACCAAGACGTCTACCTTGTCTTCAGGGACATAATTCAGGATGGAATCATGACAGGCCCCCCAACACGGGGCTGTGGCCGCTAGGCCGCTCCTGTGCTCCAAGGCAATGGTCCAGAGCCCCATGTCCGTCAGACAGCCCTGTACGGGGCTATTGATGGCCTGACGCTCGGCCTTGGACGCCACATCACGGTTCGGGCTCTTGATGAGGGGGAGATGCCGGATGCGCCCCAGAGGAGTCCTGACGTGTTTGTGGAGCTTCGCAAACTGGACCGACGATTTGTGGTAATCAATCAGCCGGGGGTACTTCTTGAAGAACCCTGTGCGAAAAGTATGGGCTTCATCCCACGTCAACTCTACTCCGTAGTTCGACCGGGCATAGGCCACGAAGCCATCTTCATACATCCCGAACACCAGACCGAAGTTACCTGCCTTGCCTAACTGCCGTGTCTCTTCGAAAGTGTGGTAATCGGTCTTCTCTAACGCCATCAGGCTCTCATACGTGTAGCCTGCAAATGGAGCCGCTGTATCCGCATGAATGTCCCGGCCCGATTTGAACACGTTGATCATGCCCGTTTCATTGGCAATACAGGCAATCACCCGTAGCTCGCCCTGTCCGTAGTCTCGCTCCACCACCACGTACCCCGGAGGGGCTGGGAAGCACCGTCGTATACGCTGCGCCCACGTCGTATGTTTGGGTACCGTCTGAAATGCAGGGGCCTTGCACGAGAGACGACCAGTACGAGCACCCCCTTCACCTTCCTCTTGGTTCCCGACAAAGAGGTAATAGGTAGGATGCAACCGTCCGTCTGACCGTAGATGCTCCAAGAACCCGATCACATACGTGTTGTAGGTCTTCATCACGCTGCTATCGGTCTTGATAATCTGAATGAAGTCCTTGGCCTTGGGATCATCCGCAAACATTTCCAGATGCTCCATCGCCGTGCTCGGACGCTGAATGCCGTCCTTATCTGGCTTTGGCGTGAACATCTTGGGCTTCAGGTTGAGGCCCATCGGACTGAACATGAAGTCCACCAGCATCGATGCCTTGGTGAGGTTCATGGCCTCGGGGCGACCTTGGGTGAGGCTGGCGTAGCCGTGCTTGATGACGATACGCCCGCCCATAATCTTGCTGGCTTCTTGCACCAGACGGGCGTGCTCCTTCTCTAGGTCCAGCTTCAACTCCTGATAGGCATCCATGTCCACCAAAATGCCCCCCTGCTCAATCTGTTCAAAGGCTCGGGCGGCTGGGTGCAGGATGTTGACGTAGAAACTGGTCAACCGTGTGTCCTGCAATAGCTCCTGCTTCATCGCCTCGGCTACTTGGAGATCGGCATCCACGTCGCCACCCGCGTAGGGCAGTAGTTGATCTGGTGGAACGCGATCCATCCGGCTCTTATCGACTTCCCGATCAAACTGGTCGGAGTTGTGCGAACACATTCCCTCTGCAATAAACGTGTGCGTGGTGGTTGTGATGGCTAGTACTTCCTGCTTGCCCACCAACTCCTTGCTCACCACCACGTCCTCGTCATCACGATTTCGTGTCGGAAGTGGCGTCTTCACCCACTTGCGTTGCGACACCAATCGCACGGGACGTGTCAACTGCAACAACTCAAATCCGTCCCAACTAAACAGCGTCACGGACGGAGTTTTGATTTCCTGACTACCCGCTGAGAACTTCAGCCCCCAATGTGCAGCCAGCGTGAGGCTCCTCGTGAGCACCTTCCCCTTCTTCTGTGCCCACCCAATCTTGTAGCTGGTCCCGGTCGGAGTCTTCGAACGTGACCCCCACCCTTCACCATCCAAAATCCCCGACATCCACCCTGAATCAAAACTCTCATCGAACTGTCGCATAGGAAACGTCTTCAACCGCATCCCCACGGCAATTTCTTCTGTCTGAATCCACTCAATCTTGCCGCCGTAAACATCACGAACATGCAAAAACTGGTGGTTGTCACTCACCGTCAACGAGCGACCTGACTTCATCGTCAAACGATAGCACCGCTTCTCCAATGCTTGAATGGCAGTCACTTTCGCCACGTCAAGCTGCCTTCGGCGCTTGAACTGCGATTCTTCTTCGAACCCCACCAGTTCGTCGTTCACCTGAATTTCTTCGGCCTTCACCCATTGCATGTCGGCTGTCAGGAGCCGAGTTTCTGGCGTCACGCAGTATCCGGCAAGGGCGGGGACGTAGATTTTTGTATGCACGTCCAAGGCATTGCTTCGATTCTCGTCCAGCAAGCTGCCCACAATGGTCGTGTCAAACACAAAGTTGGTGCAATTGAATGCACCGCGCTTCCACAGCCAGTGAAGGTCATACTTGAAGTTGGCTCCTTTCAGACGGATGTAGGGACACCGCAACAAGAATTCAACCTGCTCACGGAAGGCCGGATCAGAAAGTCTCTGGCTCTCGTGCATCCGATCTATGAACCGAACGACGTCCGCTTGGCCTTTCTGATGGGTGGCTTGCATCGAGACAATGTAGGCTCCGGGGAACGGCGGATTGAACACCGGTTCCGCATACGGATCGAGCCCCAGCGTTTCCAAGTCTTTCGACAGATCCACGGGTTGCCCCGTGGCTGTGTGTTGTCGCTCGATAGCTGTGCAGAGGTCGGAGAAGTCTTGGACATAACGATACTGGCCGTACACCGGAGTCCACTTGCCCGTCAGACAGTAGCGGAGGGCCAGTGTGACATCTGTCAACAGGTCCACGTAGTAGCCGTGGTCAATTTCCCCGATCTCGGGACTGTACGACACCAGCACCGGTATTCCACCTCGCATCTGGGGACGAGTCCGGTAGGACGTGGTGGTGCGATTCTTCGCGATCAGTTTTTCTTCTTGGAGCTTCTTCAGTGCATCAGTACCCAGTGCGAGGATGGTCGTGGTACCTTCCGGCACGGTGTAATCGTTCACCACCTTCACAGACACTTCGGGGACCGGACGTAACACCTGAGACAGGTGGTGGAACACCTTGGCCGAAGGGGTCTTCGACCACACGGTGAGAAGCATGCTTACTCCTTCGCGGATGACCCATCATACTCCACTTTCGTCCACTTTTCGGCTTCGTAACGGAAGATACCCTTGATCGCCGGGGCGAATTCCAGCATCCGATCCTTGACCGTGGTCCCGGCAAACCCGGTCTTCTGTCCGCACTCTTTCAACGTGGTCATGTGCAGGACAAACAAGAAATTCTCCTTCTCACGGATAACCACATACAGCCGGAGCGTCCGTTCAATGGTCACCCAGAACCCTAGCTCGGTCGTGCTCATGACGTCGGACTCGACGTCAATCCGCTGGTCCACTCGCCACGGTCCCATGAATAGCGGGTGCATCTCGGAGGCCACCAGACGGCCCTTGACGAGATGCAGCGTCACGCCCAGTGTGTCGGCGGCAAAATACGGGAGGTTCATGACGGCTCCTTCACCGACTTCACAGAGAGCGTCAACTTCTCTTCATCCTTGGTGATGACCACACCCTGACAGATCGGTTGGCCACAAAACAATCCCACGAATTCCCAGTGGCTATCGCTCCGGCCTGTACAGACCCACTCCACGTCCAAAGGGATAGCAGGGAAAAGGACATTCTTGCGAATGTCCCCCAGTGCAATTGATTGCAGGTATTTCAACTCTTCAATCCCTGCGGGCGACTCAGCCTTGAGCGTATCACGGTGCGTCATTACGCCTTCTCCGCGATGATCAGGTTCGTGCCCGTCATCACCGTGGCCTTCCACGCGATGCCCGTGCCGAACAGGAAGGCCCCCACCACACGCTCCACCGGGACGCCTGCGGCTTCGAAGTGAATCGAGCCGTAGCTTTGACCCATCTTCAGTTGGAGGCCGGAATCTTCCAGCTTCTTCAGTTCCGCTGTCGGGTTGTCCGTCCACTCCGCACGGATGGAAATCGAACCCGTCTTGTAGAGCCGTGCGGCGAGCTTCACATGATCCGTCAGTGCCACCGTGTAGTAAACGCTCCCCGGGCTCGTGCCGTGAACCTTCTGTCCTACGGCCTTGGCGTTCTTCAGGTCAATCACCGCGTCCACGGGTGTAGCAGAGAAGGTATCCGATCCCCAAGACGCCCCTGTGGGGCTCCCAGCGGGCTCCAACTTGACGTAGGCACCCGCCGCCGACAGGCTGTCAGCCACCGTCTTGGCGTCCCCTGCGGGGAAGGTACCGAGGTTCACCGGAGCATGCAACGACGCTTCAACGGTTTGCTTCGCGTCCTTCAACTTCATCGCCGTCGCTGTCATCACCGCCTTGATGACAGGGATCTTTTTTTCCAGACCCGCAAAGCCCGTCAGCAACACATACATCGCCGTTGTGGCCTTCGTGATGGGTGTCTTTGCCGTAGCAACCGGCGAGCCGTGATCCGCATGAATCTTGTTGATCCAGTCGTAGATGAGCACCTTGTTGGAGGCGACCACGTTGACGTCCCCCATGTGCTTCATCAACGACGTCGTTCCGCACGTCAGCTTGACATGCGAAATGGACTTGCCGCCGACGTATGCCCGCACGCCATACAGGGACACTTCGAACGTCACCCCTGTCCCCAGAAGGGCCTTGACCTTTTCGGTGATGGGATGGATCGGCCCGAACACCGTGCTAAAAAAGACCAACTGAGCGTCTGTGCTTACCGTGAATGCCATGCTGCCCACTCCTTGAGCGAAACTGAACTAGAGACAGTGTAGCACACTGCCCCCGGTTTGTCAAAACATTACTTCTTCTTGCCCTTCCAGAGGCTCCGGCTGGATGCCATCGGTTCGAAGGTCTTCGTGGCCTTCGTGAAGCCGTCCAGAAGCGTTCTGCGGGGCTTCTCCTTGGCCTTGGCCGTTCCCCTCGGGGGATAGAAGTCAAACGTGTGCGTGTCATCTGACGGCTTGCTGGACGTCATCTTGAGCACCCCACCGGACTTCGTAGGAGTCACCGTGGTGACATGGTAGTGCTTCATCAGGAACTGGACTTGCTCTCGCGACTCGACGGCTCTCTTGCAGTAGTGCTTCCGGACGTATTGTATCGCATCCGTCTCGCCCAGTGCCTCAGCCACAATCGCAGAGAGCACCGTGCCTGTCCGACCGTGCCCACCGATACAGCCGACGTGGACGGACTTGCCATCCTGCAATTGACTGCACAACCACGTCACCATCTTCTTAAACCGTGACACGTTTGAGGGGACACCCATATCGTTGATGCTGTACTGCACCTCGACTCGGGCTTGCTTCTCCCACGGATCCGACTGCCGCCCGCCCATGTCCCCCTTCTGAAGGACCACGTAGACGTCCAGATCACTCTTCACCGGGCTGAAGGCCGCTCCTCCGTAGAGCTTGCCCTTGCCCACCTTCAGCACCGGGTGTGACTCGTAACACCTGACGGCGAGGTTGGTGCCCTTGAAGGCACCTTCCATCTTGCTATCCCACGTCGCCATTACTTTTCCAACCTTTCATAGGTGGTAACCGTTTGATTCGGATACACTTGCCACGAACCAGTCACCTTGACCTTCTTGCCGTGGACGTGGGTCAGCGTGGGTGTCGGAGGGGGAGGAGGCGTCACCGGAACGGCCTTCTTCACCGTCGCCTTCGACTTCACCGCCGCCTTCACGTACTTCGACGGATTGTCCTTCTTCTCTTTCTCGGGCCGCAAATCGCTTACCAGTTGCCAGTCCACATGGCCCTTGATCGTGGGGTTGCCGTTGGCATCCAGCGGGCAATGCGTCTTGATCAACTCCACAGCGGCAATCGCCTCGGGCGTCTTCTTGACGTGCATCGTATTGGACTCCAACATCAGGTCCAACATCTGACCAGACCGTTGCACGTCGAGTACCGTCATCAAGGCTGATGCATTTTGGTTCGCGTAGATCTTCACCTCAGTCTTGTTGAAGATGGGTCCACCGTTGTGTGCCAGCGTATAGCCCGTGTCAACCAACATCTCCATCGAGGTGACGCCCGTAAGCATCGCTGTCGCCGCATCCGTCACATGGCCCCACTTCGGCCCGCCATAGCTCTCGACTTCGCCACACCACCCGTCAGCCTTGTGGAACCCGTACGACAGGGCCTTCATGTAGGTCACAATCGGAACCATGGGGGGCGCATGCATGTACTTGTGCATGGCCGTTTCTTCGCCACCCTGAGAGGTAATCGCGTTCAGGAATACCCGCATTTCAGGTCCGAATTCATCTTCGACCTTCGTCCAGAACATCGGGGACGGCGCACCGTGCGACTTCAGGTGGCGCATTTCACGCACGGTGATGCAGAGGATGTAATGCAGCATCCGCTCACCTTGCGTCATGCACACGTCCGTGTAGTTCGTCATGATGGTTTGCGCCCACTCCGGCAAGGGCTCATTCACCGTGAAGAGCCCTCGGACGATACTCGCGCAGTGGTTCAGCGTGTAGAACAACACCGCATCGTTTTCAGGCGACTCGTATCCGTCGCCTATTTTCGTCTTGTACTTCAACGTGGCATCCGCGAACACGCCAGTCGGCAGAGCCGAGAAGTCATGCGTGCGAGCTTGATATGCCGCGTTGAAGTAAGCCAGTGTGTTCTTCGGACGGTGCTTCATGAGACTCAATCACTCCTTGATTGACTAACAGAACCAGTCTACCACGACAGTCAGGAATTTGTCAAACGCTGTAGTCGCCAGACGCCTTCTGCTTGAGAACCGTCGTCTGCCCGTTCTTCAGGCTCAGAGGCATCCGCGTCAGGTTCGTCTTCCAGAACCGCAACCACGCCATCCTGCGGGCTCGCTTGACCTTCCGCCGTAGGGGAGGGGTGATCGTGAACCGCTTGACGTAGAGGTACTGTTCGGGCGTCTCCACAGCGTGGGAGTAGTAGTTCGCTCGCACAAACTCCACCGGCTTCTTGATGCCGAAGGACTTCGCCAGAACCGCCAGAAACAGCCCTGTACGCCCCTTGCCGCCCATGCAGCCCACGTAGACAGGTTCCCCGGCCAGAATCAGGTCCAGCGCCTTGCTGAGGCCCCTGTAGAGGGTTTTCCGGTCTGGGGTCTGAAAGTCCACCGTGGGGATATCGACGGCGCATGCCGCCTTGATCTCCTTGGCCATCTTGACCCCTTGCATGGTCTTCGGGCACTCCGCAAACGGACCCCCCGTCACCACGAAATACTGCCACCGATTCAACGCGATCTTCAACGTGCCGAGAGCCATGTAGGAACCTCACTCCTTGAGAAATGAACGGACTTCAGTATACCACCAACACCGCGATTTGTCACGCGGAGAGATTCAGAGCCGATGCCGTTGTGTCTTCAATCGCCCGGGACACTTGCCCCGCCCAACCACACGCCTTGCACCCCTCGCCGTCACAGTCATCGTGTTCTTCCAGCATCCGGGTGGAGCCTCGTCCGATCTCCACGAGATCGAAGTACTGCATATCCAACAGGACATCATCCTTGATCACGAACAACCACTGCGAGTATCGACGGTTACATCCTCGGATCGACGTGAACGCCACTTCATCCAGAATCCGATACAATTCATCGGCAGAGATCTGTTCGGCCTCCAAGACACGGAGGACTTTCGCGGAGATCTGCATGATTACCGTCGCTCTCCTTTCGGA